CAGGTCGGGCGGCGCGCGAGCGAGCTTGCGGAACAGATGATGACCGGCGAATGGCCGGAAGAATGAGGTGAGGCATGGAACAGTTTATCAATGACATTTTTGGTTCGTATGCCGGGCTGGTTCTCTCCCTGATGGGGGTATGCGCCGCTGTCTGCGCCCTGCTCCCCGCGCCCGCGGAAGATTCCAACGTCGTGTACAGGGTCGTCTACAAGATTCTGAACTGGATCGGCTGCAACGTGAAGAAGGCGGCCAACGCCGACGACACGGCCCAGAAGAAGGCGTGATGTGGGCGGCTGGCAGAATATGCTTGCGGCGGCTCTGCGGGCTTTTGCGGCGCTCCTGCAATATCTGCGGGCGCGCCGTGATGCCGCTTTCCGCGCTCGCGCTGCTGCTGACGGTTCCGGGGTGCTGCTCGACCAGCTCAATCCCGGACATGCCGACACTGCCGGTGCTGACCAGTCTGCAACGTCTGACGCTCGACGGAACGCCGGGCGTGTGGATGGATGACGCCGACGCCGGGCGGCTGGCCGTGTGGATTCACGATGCGACGGGGACAAACTGATGCGAGGCGCGAACGTGGATATATCGCCGAACGGCTTGCGGGAAGCGCAGGAATATTCGTCTGTCCTTTCCAACCTTTTTCCGATCATGGTTGTGGGCGGCGTTGCTGCGCTGGTCCTGAATCTCAGGCGTTCCTATTACGAGCGTACCTGGGCGCAGCGCATAGGCTCGCTTGCCGTCGCCGCCGTCACAGGCTGCGTCTCCGCCTCTGTCGCTGTTCTGGCTGTTCCCATGCTGTTCCCCGGCAGTTCCGCCGAGATGCATCTTCTTGTGGCCGCTCTCGGCGCAAGCTGCGGACAGAAGACGTTTGACGTGCTGATGCGCCGCGTCCTTGGCCTTTCCGTGGTCGACTTCCGCAAGCCGGAAGAACTTCGCGGCATGATGACCCCGGAAGAACGCTGTCAGCATGTCGAGCAGTGCCCGTTTCACCATGAACATGAAGAGAGGGCAAAAAACGGGGGACGGCAATGAGCGCACGCTATGACTGGGAAACCATTCGCGCCGAGTATGAGGCCGGGGCCTCCATGGGCGAACTGTCCCGCAGGCATGGCGTGAGCAAGGGGGCCATATCTCAACGGGCCAAGCGTGAAAAATGGGTGCAGGATCTTTCTGACACCGTGAATCGGCTGACGGAAGCAAAACTAAACGGGTTACTAAACACCGTTAACCCCCAAAAAAAGGCCGAAGCCGTAGACGCCGCCGCTGAGGCAAAAGCAACTGTTATCACCGGTCAGCGCGAAGCATGGAAAGGTTTTGACGGGAAGGTGACCTCCGCGCTGGAAGCCAACGACTTTGAACGGCTCAAGTGCCTCAAGATTGCCTCCGAAGCCCTGCGGAACGCGCAGGAATGTCAGCGCCGGGCGTGGGGCATTGCGGACAAGTCCACCGTGGACATGACCAGTTCCGACGGTTCCATGACGCCGCCCAAAATGACCCCGGCACAGGTTGCGGCAGAGCTTATTGCTCAGGCTAACGCATCAAAACAGGAAACACCGGCATGATATATCCCACGCTGGAACAGTATGCGCTTGCCAAGGGAGCGGCTCTCCGCTCTCCGCGTATTGTCCTGCCGTTTCATCGGCGCATGTATCGGGCCATTACCCAGTGGGCGGCGGGTTGTCTTCCTGCGGGAGCGCGTAATCTGGCCATAGCAATTCCCCCGCGTCATGGGAAAACGCTGGCCGCTCATGACACTATCGAATGGCTGATGGGCATGGTTCCCGACAGCAAATGGATTTACACGTCGCACACAGCTCATCTGGCTGTGACGCAGACGATGGAAATCAGGGATATCATGCTGTCCGACTGGTACAGGCGCATGTTTCCCGCCACGCAGGCGTTGGGCACACGACAGAACTATGTGACCACGACTGCCGGAGGCCAGCTTTACGGTGTGGGCATGTCCGGCACCATCACAGGTTTCGGCGCGGGATGCAAGCGGTGTGAGTTCGGGGGAGCGATTGTCATTGATGACCCTATCTCTTCAGATGATGCCCGCAGCGCTACCGAACGGGCACATGTCAACGAGTGGTACACGCAGACGCTCAAGAGCCGTCGCAACCACGATACGACGCCCATACTGCTCATCATGCAGCGCCTGCACACTGATGACCTGCTGGGGCATATCCTCTCCACCGAGGGGAATCAGTGGCACATTCTGCAACTTCAGGCCATGGATGAAACCGGTGACATGCTGTGGCCCGAGACGTTCAGCCGGGCCAGCGCGGAACAAATGCGGGAGGTTGACCCCGCCACCTGGTTTGCGCAGTACCAGCAAACGCCCATTATCCCCGGCGGGAATATCATCAAGCTTGGCTGGTGGTCGTTTTATGATCCGGCCGAACACGTTTCCAACGGCTTGCGTTTTATCACGGCGGATACCGCATTCAAGGAACATTCCGATAATGACGCGAGCGTCATCCAGTGCTGGGACGCGCAGGAAGACGGGCTGTTTTTTGTCGATTCCATTTTCGGACGCTGGGATTTCCCCCGCCTGCTCCAGAACGCCAAGGCGTTTTATCACATATGCGGCGAACCGCGCGAGTTCTGGATCGAAGACAAGGCCAGCGGCACGCCCCTGGAACAGATTCTTGCCGATGACGGTCTTCCCGCCTACGCATGGACGCCGAAGCAATATTCCTTTCCTGATGACAAGGTTTCCCGCATGCAGACGGCTGCATGGGTAGTGCATGGAGGCAAGGTTTTTCTCCCGCGCGGCAATGTGCCTGTGCGCATGGATAATGGTCGTGTGGAGCATGTGACGCCGGGGGCTGCGGCTCTGATGGAAGAGGCGGCGGCTTTTGCGCGGGATATGTCTCATGCCCATGATGACCACTGTGACGCTTTTACCATGGCGGTGAGTCTGTACCGTGACGCCGGAGGAGGCGTTTGATGCTCAGACGACGCAGAGTAAAGAATACCATGGTATCCGGGGCCGGAGCCAATACAACGATGGATTTCGGCGCGGCACAGACTACCGCATGGGCTTCCAACTCGCCCTATTACAATAACAATTTCCTGATGCGCTATCAGGAATATGTGAATTTGTATGATACATCGTGGGAAGCCCGGAAAATTATCGACATCCCCGTGGAAGACGCCATGCGTCAGCCCATTGTTCGCGAAGGGCTTTCTCCCGACGATGAAAAGGCCATTGCCGACGCATGGGAAAAATACGGGGCCGAGCGCCAGATACGGCGCTGCATGAAGCAGGAAAGGCTGCTGGGAGGTTCTGTCCTGCTGGCTGTCATGCTCCTGCAAAACGGGGAAAAACTGGATGAACCACTGAACGAGGGGAATATCAGGCCGGGGGATTTGCTGGCGCTGAACGTGATTGATCTGGCGAAGCTCTCCCGTTCCCGGGCGCAGTTTGATCCCTTTTCGCCGGATTATGACGTGGTGAGCAGTCTGAGCATTGACGGCGTGGAAGTGGACGCTTCGCGCATGGTTGTATTTGACGGGAATGCACTGTTCGGGCGCAATTCCCAACGCCTCATGCAGCGTATGCGGTTCAACCCCCTCGGGTTCGGAGAAAGCAAGCTTGCGCCCCTGTGGGACGTGCTGCTGCGCTCCCTGGGTACGCAGCAGGCCGCATATCAACTGGTGAACCGGGCGTCTTCTCTTATCGTCAGCGTGGACAACCTGCGCAGCATCAAGACTGTGGACAGCGGAGCGGAAGGCAAGCTGAAGGAAATCGCCCGGCATCTGTCCATCTATAATGCCGCTCTGGTGGACGGGAAGGACGTCAATATTGACACCAAATCCGTTGCATTCGGTTCGGTGCCTGAGCTTGTCATGACATTTACGCAGTTTCTCGCGGCGGCGTCGGATATCCCCATTACCCGTTTCATGGGGAGTTCGGCAAAGGGGCTGGACGCCACGGGAGAGGGTGATTCACGCAATTATTACGACATGGTGGACAGCCTGCGCAACAATGTGCGCAAGCCCGCCGAACGCAAGGTGCTGGACTGGATAGGGGCCAGCCTGTGGGGATGGAATGAATGGAAGCGGCGTTCCGAAAATCTGACACTGAGTTTTGAGCCCCTCTGGAATCTGGATGCGGTACAGCAGGCCACGCGGGATGAAATTGTGGTTCGCACCATCGTGTCGATGTATCAGGCCGGGATGATAAGCGCGAATGCCGCAATCCGGGAATTGAACCAGCGGGAACTGTTTGAAACTGAAATGGAAGCAGAGGAAGCGCTGATGCAAACGGCTTTGCCCTCTTCCGAAATTGCGGGTGACGACTATGGCTATGCAGGTAATCGGGCCGCCTCCGCGTAGCGCCAGAAGACGCAGGCCGGGACGTGTGCGCGGCACAGGCGGGTCGTCGCGTATCGTTGCCGCTGTGGTTGCCGAACTGGTCAGACTGCTTCAGCCCATGCAGTCGGACACGGAAGCCATGATTCCGGTGCTGGTGGAAAATTCCGGTGTAATAGCCGCTGTTGCCGCCCTGGAGCGGCAGAAGGAGACATGGCGTCGTGTTCTGGGGCCGAGTCTGAAAGGACTGGCCGGACGTTGGATACGCATGACCAGCGAACGTGACAGACTCAATTTGCAGAAGAGCCTTGCCAAGGCTCTGGGCGTTCCGGCCATTGCCATTTTTGACGAACCCGCCGTGCAGAATGCTGTTGATCTGATGGGCATGGAAGCCGTGCATCTGATCAGCTCCATTCCCGACATGTACCATGACAAGGTGCTCTCTGCCGTCATGAAGAGCTATCAGCAGCAACCTCTGCCCGAAGGACGCGATCTGATAGCAGAGATCCGGGAAATCGGAAAGATTGAATTGAATGAGCGGGCAAAGCTTATCGCGGTCGACCAGACAAACAAGATGCACTGCATGGTGACGCAGGCCAGACAGACCAGTCTGGGCATCGAGGAATACATCTGGCGCACGGCGGAAGACCAGCGGGTGGTAGGCAATCCCTCCGGCCTGTATCCGAAGGGGAGCAGGCTGCACATGAATCATTTTGAGCGGGAAGGGGTAAAGTTTCGCTGGGATTCTCCGCCTCCGGACGGACACCCCGGCTGGCCCATCAGGTGCCGCTGTCATGCGGAGCCTGTCATTACGGATTACAGCAGGCTGAATTTACAATGAAGACATACAACAGCAGATTTCTGAACTGGCGCGTGGATGAAGACGGACTGCTGCGGGTGACGGCCCGCGTCCTGGCGGATGGGGTGTTCCCCTACTTGCCGGACGAGTCGCCCGAAGGGGCCAGACCCGGGGCGGATGGTCTGGTGGGGCACTACATCCCGGAGGCCGAGTTTACGGAAGAGGCCCTGCATTCATTGGAAGGCAAACCGGTCATCGTCGGAGAACACGAATGGCGAAACAGTGAAAACGCCATGCACGACGGGCTGACCGTGGGAGCGGTAGCCGGAACTCCCGAAGTGCGGGACGGATATATCGTGTGCGATTTCATCATCTCCGACAAGGATGCGGTTGAACGTGTCATGCGCGGTGAGCTGGTGGAAGTGTCGGCGGCTTATGACGCCGCCTGCGAGGCGAAAGACGGCATGTACCAGGGAAAACCGTTCGGAGCGGTACAGTCCGGCCTGCGCTTCAATCATGTGTTGCTGCTGCGGGATGGGGAGGCACGGTGCAGCCCCGGAACCCGTATCGTCAATAAATCTCAAAAGGAGAATCTGAGCATGGGAAAGATTATCCAGAGGCAGTTCGGCAACAGCCGGGTGGACTTCCGGTTTGAAAACGAAGCCGATGCCGCCGAAGCCGAAAAGATGGCCGATGAAGAGCGCAAGTTCAACGCATCGGAACTTGAAGCGGCCATGTCCAAGGCGGCTGAAGTCAAGGCGCAGATGGATTCACTCAAGGCGGAATACGATGAAGCCATGAAGACCATCGAGGCGCAGAAAAAGCAGATTGATGACCTCATGAGCGCCGAAACGCAGGAAGCCCTTGCCGCCGAAGCCGCCGCCCAGACCGAGGCCGAGGATGCCATTCTTGATGAGGCAGTGGAGAATGAGGTCATTGCGGAGGAAGAAAAGGAAGTGGTCAAGAACCAGTGCAAGAACTGCAAGACCTTTGCCGATCGCAGGCGTGTCGTGGTGCAGAATGCCATGAAGCTTGACGCCGAAGCCCTCCGCAACTGGAATCAGGATGCTGTGGACGGCGCTTTTGAGACGCTGAACCGGCAGGCTTCCATCCGTTCCGAAAGAGCGAACCGGAAGATGAACAAATCCCCCATGGGCGGAGCGCGGGGAAAAGTCAACAACAGCCAGAGCACGCTTGAACGCATTCTGCGGCCTATCCGGCTTCAGAACGCCAGGCAGGACGGAAAGGAGTAGGAACCTATGGTGTACACCCCTCAGCGCGGTTTCGCGCAGTCTCAATACTATGACCAGCAGGCGACCGCGCTTGCCGGGATGCTGGCGAATGCCAGCGATATCAATCTTTCCGATGCCGCATTCGTAAGCGCAACGGGACCGGACGGACTGACAGCCGGAATGGCTGTTATTGCTGTTCCGGCAACGCAGAGCAATCGACCCGGCGTCAACTATGCCATGGTTTGCCCGCCCATTGCTGAAAGTTCGGGCAATGATATCGCGGGCATTGTCATCCGCAATCAATGGATGCGTACCAATGCAAAGGGCGAAGCCTGTTTCTTCCAGAACGATATGTGCAATATCCTGAGGACTTCCCGCGTGGGCGGCCGTATCTGGGTACGGCTGGTCGGTTCCGCACAGGCCATGCAGAACGGCAAGGTCTATTGCGTGGTGAAAAATACAGGCTCCAACAACAACCCCGTGGGCGCGTTCAGTGCGGCGCACATTGCCGGTACAGCCACCCCGACGGCGGGATTCCTCCAGGGCGGCACCTTCAATTATGTGGGTTCCGCTTTGGAGGGCGGCGCAAACGGCGGTTTCGATATCAGTATCGACGGTACGCTGTACAAGATCAAAGACCTCAACCTGAGCGGCGCGACCACGCTTTCCGAAGTGGCCTCTGCCGTGCAGGCGGCGCTGGATGCCGTGGCTTCGGGCAAGGCCGTGGTGAGCATCAACGGCAACGCCCTGCGCATCACCAGCGCCACGACAGGAGCGGACAGCGCGGTATCCTACGCTTCAGCTCCGACCGACTCCAGCACTCCCTATGACGTATCGGCCTATCTTGGTCTGACGCAGGCTGTGGGCGCGCGTACTGTGGCCGGTTCCGCAGGCACGGCAAATGACACGGTCGAAGTCCCTCATATGCGTTTTATGGGAACATTCACCCCCAACCCCGCCGACCCCGCCAACAGCATCGCGCTTGTTGAAGTGGGACTGCTGTAGGAGGGCAGATATGAGCAGGGAACAATTCCGCAATTCCGCTCCGTCATATGGTTCCATGGGGAACGTGACGGCGGCGGATATCGCCTTTGAACTCACCACGCAGCTTGACGGCGAGTTTTATGATATCCTGTACCCCGACCGCGAGTGGTACAATATCGTCAGGGAAGAACAGATTTATACCGACATCAACGCCGGGGCCACCAACTATGCCTATATGAGCCGTAATCGCCATGGCGCGGCGGCCTTTATCGGGCATGGAGTGAACAACAATATCCCCATGGTCGGGCAGAGCATGGGCGCGGTGACTGTGCCTATCGGCTATGCCGCCGTGGGGGCGGAAGTGACCAACGAGGATGCCCGCCAGTATGCCTTCGGCGTCAATGGCAATCTGGCACAGGACCTGGGCACCGCAATGCGCGAGGCCTGCGACAACCTCATGGAAACAAGCATCATTTTCGGTGTTCCGGATTTGGGCTTCCATGGCTGGATCAATTATCCGGGCATTACTCACCTGACGCCCTCCGCATCCGCGTCCCAGCCGACCTCCACCAAATGGGCCGACAAGACGGGGCAGGAAATCGCAAAGGATATCAACGACGCCCTGACCTATGTGTGGGAACACTCCCGCACCATCTTCAAGCCGTCCACCATTTTCCTTCCCCTGGCGCAATATTCCATGCTGGCGAATACGCCCATGGTGCTGGGCAACGGCGGAGGGAACAGCGGCGTCGGGCTGATGCTCAATATCCTCAACTACGTCAAGGCCAACAACATCATGAGCGAAGTCGCGGGCCGGGAACTGGAAATCCTGCCCTCGCGCTACCTTGGCGGCGCGGGTATCGGCGGGACGGATCGCATGGTTATTATGGACCGGCGCAGGGAAAACCAGCTCCTTCCCTTTCCTCTCCCGTATCAGCTCAGCGAACCCCAGCCCAAGCCGCTTGCCGTGGCGTGGTATGCCGAAAACAAGTTCGGGTCGTACCATGTCCGTCAGCAGGGCAGCATGGTCTACGTCGACGGCATTTAACCTTTCCATCCATCGCTTGCCGGGGGAGCGGGCAATATCTCCCGCCCGTTCCCTCCCGCAAAGGAGCCCTCATGATTATCGGAAACCGTACGGCCACCCCTCGCGCCGTTCTTTTTCATGGAAAATATCTGACCATTGAGCCCATGGGGATGGTATCTCTTGAGGATACCGCCGACAACCGGGAAGAACTTGAACGTCTGAAAAAGACGGAACTGTTTCAGGCCATGCTGGATGCGGGTGTTCTGGTTCTCAATGAGCAGGTGAACCCCGGAAGCGCCCCCGTTGAAGTGCAGGGGCCGCAGCCGCCCGCCGAATTGCTGGCTGACCCCGTGAATCCGCGCGTCAGTAAGGGCAAGCCCAAAAAGACCAATGAAACCATGAAGGTGTGACGTGATACCCTGCGGGAAGAAGCCTGTTCCCCTCGACGGTCTGACAGGGTGCGACAACGGCGTCATGAGCTTTGACGTTGACGTCTTCCGGGCATCCTATGAGGAATTTGCGGGATTGAAAGACAGCACGCTGCGCATGTACGGCGAGCAGAGCATCGCGTTCCTGCGGGTGTATGCTTTTGGAGACATGTATCAGTTGGCTGTGGCGCTGCTGACGGCGCACCGTCTGGCGCGCACATTCAAGATGGGGGACGCTTACGACGGCGCGGGCATGAACGATTTGTCCGATACGGCGGAAGGCACCAACATCACCGCCTCCACCTCATCCCTTTCGGAAAGCAAGACCCCGCTGGCCCTGATGAACGGGGACAATGCGTTCAATGCCGACCTGTCACGCACGGAGTACGGGCTGCAACTGCTTGCGTTGATAAAAACATGGGTTCCGGCGGGGGAAATCGTATGCGGTCTGCCTGTGGGCAAACCGTTGGGCGTTACGCCATGGCCTCCTGTGGATGCGGGGTATTGAACCATGAAAATGACCGTCCGGCAGAAAAGTTCAGGCAAGATACACAAAATCCTTGCCGATATTCAGAAGACACTGAAAGAAGCGCCCCAATATGAAGTCGCCGTCGGCTTTCCTGTGGGCGTGGGCGGACTTGGAACACCTGAACCGGCATATGACGGCAAAGCCTCAATTATCGAGGTCGCGCTGAAAAATAACTATGGCATTGGCGTTCCCCGCCGCGCGTTCATGGATGAAGCGCGTGAGGACATGGAAAAGACATACAAGCGAGTGATGGAGGGAACGGCTCCCAAGCTGCGGGATGGCACGGCGAAGCTGAGGAAGGTGCTGGATTTGGCGGGAGGGCAGGCAGAAGACGACATACGCAATTCTATCTCACATGGGAACTGGCAGCCGAACTCCGAATTAACCATCAGGCTCAAGGGGTCAGACAAGCCTCTGATTGATACGTCCACAATGCGCAACAGGGTCACACACATAGTACGCAAGGCGGAACGGTAACATGTCTCTTCCCATGAATTTCAACCGGGTCTTCAGCGGGTTCAGGCGCTCGGTTCTCATCGAGCTGACCGTGGGAGACCACGTTGACGGCGTCTGGCAGGAGACGCTGGTTCCGGTGGACCAGGGCGAGCCCGCTCCGCCCCCGCCCGAAGAAGACCCGATTGACCCCGACTTTATGGTAGATCCGCTTCCTGTCTATCAGAAGAAAATTCCGGCTATCGTGCTGATGGACACCATAGAACAGCAGCAGTTCTACGCTGACGGCAATTCAACCAGCGGCGTGCTGGGCGTCATATGCGAAGAGAAGCTCTACATAGCGGATGTTGAAGCAGGCGGACAGGAACGCCGCCAGCACTATGTCTACTATGACGGGCAGAAATATAAAGTGTCTGCCAGCGGTAAAATGTTCGGCAACACCAACAAACGGATTTATCACTGCGTAAGGTATCTACGATGAATCAGACCACCGTGCCTGAAATCAACAGGACATTGATTGCGGCAATAAATGATTGCATGCAGTGGCCTGCGGGCGGAAATCGTGTGCTGGTGGAGACAAAAGCCGGTATCCGCCCTCCCGCCGGGCTGTATGCAACATTATGGTGGAAGTGGATACGATACCTGAAACAGCAGATTTCAGATCACAGGCTCGTCACTGAAGAAGATGCCGTGTATGAATATTTGAAGAATGAAGCCCTGTGTTCGGTACAGATTACATTTCGCGGACCTACGGCATTGGATTCCACACACAGTTTCAGGCAGTACCTTGAATCGGGGGCGCGCATATTTGACTTGTGGAAGATTGTCGGATTTTCCAATGCGACAGACATACTGGATTTGAGCGCGTATTACAATGGGGATATACAGCAAAGAGCCTGTTTTGATCTGGAGTTTTACGCGTCATTTATGCGAAGGTATCCAGCGGACTATTTTATAAAGTCTCGTCTGGAAGTTGAAAACCATGTTTGAGGATGGAGGATACTATGCCTCAGAGTGTCGTAAACTGCCCGAAAGAGTCGCTCTCAATCGACCTTGACGTGACAATTTCTCTAAGCAGGCCACAAACGGAGATTGCAACGGATCTTACCCTGCTTGCCTTCTGCTCGCCCGACCTGCCCGAGAGTTTTACCCCTGACGCGGGCCGTGTGAAGTTGTACAGCACCAGCAAGGCTGCGCTCGCGGACGTGGAACCGAACAGCCCCGCGTACTTTGCCATCAATGCGTTCTTTTCCCGTGACGACCGGCCTTCCCGCATGGCGATTGCCAGGATTTTCGAGGAGCCTGTGGCAGGCAGACTGACCGGCGCGGCACTTCAACCGAGCGACATTGCCGCGCTGAAGGAAATCACCGACGGTTCATTCAGCATCGAAATTGACGGCTCCGCACAGAAGGTTCAGAACCTCAATTTCAGCAGTGCAACTGATGCCGCCGGCGTCGCCTCTGTGCTCGACAGTGCCATGACCGGCGCTACGGTGACTGCAACTGAGAGCGGCGCACTCGTCATTACTTCCGATGTTGCTGGCGACGGTTCGTTTGTCAATGTGGCGACAGAAGCTGAAAACCCGCAGGATGCCACTCATACCACGCTGACCGGCGGCACACTGCCCACGCCCGCAACCACGAAAACCAACGCCACAATCCTTTCCGGTACTATCAGCGATTTTGTCGCGATTGCCGCGAAGACCAATGCCACGTTCTCATGGAAGGTCAGCGGCGCTGACCGCAGCTACGGCCCCGTTGACATGACGGGCACGGTTTCTGTCGACGATATTGTTGCCAAACTGAACAGCGTCAGCAAGTCAGAGTTTACCGCGACCAAATCCGGCACTGACAAGGTGCTTATCACATTCACAGCGCAGGGTACGGAAGCTACCGTTGAAGACCCCACAACTGACGCTGACGGCGTTGACGCACTTATCATGTGTACTGTCGCTACCGGCGCAACGTACACCAACGGCACGACAACGACCAGGGTAGAAGAGTTTGAAGAACTCGACGCAGCTACACTGACCATTACTGTCGACGAACAGCAGTACGCCCTTACTGCTCTTGACCTGACCAAATGCATTGATGCCGAAGATGTTGTCAATGTACTCAAGGCCGCCGCTGCTCCTGCCGGACGCCGCAAGGCGCGTGCCGCCGCTGCTGATCTGCCCGTTACGGCGGTTGGCAACAGGCTCGTGTTCACATCCCCCACGGCAGGCTCCGGCGGTACGGTATCCTACGCCACAGGCACGGCTGCGGAAGCCCTGAAGTTGACGCAGGCCGCCGGGGCACAGATTGTACAGGGCGTCGATGACTCCACACCGGAAACGTATGTGGGCGACCTGCTGCGCATTTCCGAGTCGACGTACAACAGCGCGTATGCGGGCTATACTCCTGCCGGTCTGGCGGAAGAACTTGGGCTTATCCAGAAAGCCGCCTCTTGCGCCGACGCTTTTATCTACGGATGGGCGATTGATGCGAAGTACCGCGAGACGGAAGAGCAGAAGGCCGCCGCAACGTGGGCCGAAGCGCAGAAGTACGCCATTTTCGGTGCGGTCTCCAACAGCGCCAATGCGTATTCTGTGAGCAACACCAACAGCATTGTCTATTACGTCATGGACAACGCTCTGGAAAATACCTTCACGTTTTACCATAACAACCCGCAGAGTTATCCGGAAGTGAGCTATCTTGCCAAGGCGCTGTCCGTCGACTACGCCCTTGCCAACAGCGCTTTGACCATGAAGTTCAAGCAGCTTACCGGAATCGCTACTGTTCCTCTGACTGAGACGCAATTGAACGCGCTTGCCGCGCGTCGTTGCAATACCTACGTCAGCATGGGCAATACGTCGCAGGTTGTGCGGGAAGGCGTGCAGGGGGCGGAAGGATGGTTCACCGACAGCCGGGTGAACCTGGACAACTTCGTCAACGAACTGCAAACGGCAATTTTCAACGTGTTTCTGCGTAATCCCAAAGTGCCGTATACCTCCGCCGGGCAGGACATGCTTGTATCCGCCGCGCAGAAAATTTGTTCACGGTATGAACAGAACGGCGTGTTCGCGGCCCGCACCGTTGAGGACAACGCTACCGAGAGCGGCTATACAACGTATCCCGCCACGCAGATTACCCCGACGCCGGTGTATCAGGCCACGGCAAGCGAACGGGCCAGCCGCGAAGGTATGCCGATACAGATTACCGCATATGAAGCGGGTGCAATGCACCGTGTCAACGTCAACGTTACAGTGGAGGCGTAGCCAATGCGTAAAGTATACAATCAGAAGAACCTGTCACTCATCGTTGACGGCGTGCAGATAAGAGATTTTGCCGAAGGCGCGACATTTGTCTACACGTTTGACGGCGGCGAAGTGCAGAAGACGCAGGGCACTGACGGGGCGGGCGTAAACCTTGCCACCAATCAGGGTTCCACCCTGCAATTCACCGTGCGCGAAACGTCGCAGAGCATCGCGTTTCTGAACACGCTGCGTCTGACGCAGGAGAACGGCGGCCCCGGAGCGGTGGTTGTCTGCCGCACTGGGGCGGATATTCTGTTCACCATGACTGATGCGTATATCAGCCGTCCCGGTCAGCTCAGCACGGGCGACAAGACGCAGGGTTCCATGCAGTTCACCCTGACCACGGCCAACGACAGCATCAGCGGTCTGGACATTTCCGGGCTGTAACAATCTACCACGCGGGAGAGTAAGCTATGTCCAACTATACAGGACTCGGGAGCTTTGTCGTAGGCACGAACAAATATACTTACGAAATGCTCCCGCCCATTGAAGCAATCCCTTTTGGCCTTGAGGTCGCGAAGATGGTCCTGCCGATGCTGGACTCGTTGACGACCCTGACCAACAACGATTCCAGGGCGTTTGTCGCCGCGCTGGTGAAAGGAATCGGCAACTTGGATACGGAAGTCAGCTCCAAGCTGATGCAGACGGCTTTGAGTCGCTGCTACACCCCTGAAAACAAGCCGCTCTCCGACCGTGGGACGTGCGATCAGTGGTTCCAGCAGCATCCAGCGGAGCTGTTTGAAGTCTGCGCTCGCGCCATCTATGCGCTGAGCAAAGATTTTTTTCCTTCCGCTCTCGCATCGCTCAAAAGCTAGATACCCTTCCCCCTGCCGGGGAAGTCTCTGTTCCCGTCCCCGAAGGATGGGAACAGGACTCCCTGTTTCACAGGGTATTGAGCGCAAACCTTTGTACGGTGCGGGATCTGTACGATAACACGTATACTCTTGACATGCTGGCCACCGCCATGGAGCAGGCGGCATTCAGGAACTACGTTGAGGCTGCGGCGGCGGAGCTTGGCCGCCAAGCGAGGCAGTAACATATGCCGGTTGTCGATGAGCTTGTAACAATACTAGGTCTTGAAGAAGACGGCCAGAATGCCGGTGTCGCACGCAAGTTCACTGGTCTTCTGGACGGCATACAGAAGAAGGCGCTTGCCCTTGCCGCCGCCGTTACAGCTACCGCCGGGGCAATCGGTTATTTCGTGCGTGATGCCGTGGCGCAGGCTGACGAGATTCAGAAATTGTCTGAATCGACAGGCATTGCCGCAGAGACGTTTCAGGAGTGGGGATATGCGGCGGTAAAAATGGGCGCGGATGCGCGAAGCGTCCAGAATGATATCGCCGCCCTGAACAAGAGCATGTCGTCGCCTATTCCTGGCCAGTTCAACATGCACTTGGCGATGCTGGGCGTGCACGGCAAGAATGCAGCAGAAGTCCTTGAGCAGTTGTCTGACAAGTTTCAGGGCATGACTGCGCAACGAGCCTCGCAATGGGGTTCGATGATTGGCATCTCTGACGACACTGTGCGTCTGTTGCGCGAAGGCCGGGCCACCATCAACGACCTGCGCAACGAAGCCCGGACAATGGGCGTCGTCATATCGGACGAGGACATTGCAAGAGCGTCTGAGTTTTCGCGCACGCTGAAAGCGCTTGGCTATACGTTCAACAGCCTGCGTCAGCAGATATTCATTGGCGCTGTTCCTGCGCTCGACCGTTTTGTCGGTAAGGTGCGAGATTTTCTTGCCCTGAACATGGGCAGGATAAAAGACTGGTTTGCCGATTTTATCAGCGGTTTCACCGCCGCTCTGGAGCAGGTCTGGAAAGACCTTGAACCGATACGAAATGCTTTTGCATCAGTCACCAGGGTTATTTCCGACTTCCTCGGCACCGGCGATGCGGCGGAGACGTGGGGACACCTGCTTGTCGGCGCGTTTGAGGGCGCGTTGATACTGCTCACGCCCCTGCTGGCGAAACTTGCGCTTGTCAGCGCGGCGTTCAGCACGTTTTCGCTGATAGTCGAAGATCTGTTCGCATATTTCACGGGTTCAAAGAAAATCACATTGACGGAAATGCTCGTTGAAGATTTTCAGCGCAGGTTCCCGACGTTGACCCGAATATTTGAAAATCTCAAAGACAAGGTAAAAGACCTTTGGAATTACTTTCAGAGCGACGAGTTCAAGGTACAGCTTGATCTCTTCCTGCAAGGCATCGAGGAGGCATGGGACGCCACGGCTGAGCATCTTGAAAGCGCCTTCAAAAAGATAACCGAACCTTTCGACAACTTTGAAAAGAAGTACCCTAACCTCTCCCGCATACTGGAATCTCTGAAAAATCTGTTCAAGCAGTGGGGATGGGCAACAAAGACCACAGCGGAACACCTGAATGACTTTTACGACATAGTCGACAAGCTCATTGACCGCCTGTTGCAGATGCCTCAAAGCCTCCTGAACGCATTGGAATACCTTGTGGGGCGTGGCGTGCTGGCTTACAATTCCTTGACTGGCGAGATGCAAGAGGAAGCAGATGCCATCCGCCGCAATGACGCTATTGAAGAGCAAAGGGCGCAAGCTGAATGGGATTCAAAGTCTGACTATGAAAAGGCGCGTGAAATCGTTGAGCGGAGTACTGTCGGCGCTAATCCGTTAGCTCAGCTCAGCCAAATGCTGCTTGAAAAGCTGTTTGACAGTAACAATATGCCGTTTCTTGAAAACCTCAAGAACCATGAAACCGCGCCTTCAATAACAGTGCCTGCGCCTGCTTACAGCTACTACGGCAATAACTCACAGACTCTCAATTTCTACATGAAGTCTACGGATCCTCAAGTCCTTACCAACAACATCAGGCAAGAGCTGAACAACGGTTTACTCATTCCGACAAAAGCTCCCGGTGACTTTTCAGCAGGTGTCCAATGAGTTTTGTTCAAGGTGTAGCTGACGCATTGCTTGGGGTGGCGGGTTTTATTGCCCGCCCCGGCAACAACGTCGCGGGTATTCCTGTGTCTGTAAAGGAATCGGAGTCTCACGCCTTCACTTCAACGCCGATTGATACGGCGGTTGAAAACGGCGCGATACTGACCGACCACGTTGTCGTCAACCCTGTAGAGGTCGAAGTCGTATTTGACATGGTGAACACCCGCTCACTGTTGTCATACTTCGGCACGGCTTCGACGGCATTCGATGCGTTTGAATATTTCGAGAGCCTGCTGAGTAATCGGGAGCTGGTGACGCTCATAACAGAGCATAAGGTTTACGCAAATATGCTCTGCATTGATTTTACGCCTTCACACGTCGCCCCGTTCAAGGGTGCGTTGAAATGCACAGCGCGTTTCAGACAGATAAATTTTGTCACGATTCTGAGCAGCGGGCAACAGGAATCTCAGCTTGGCTCCGGGGCAAAAAAAACCGCATCTCAGGCCAGCCAGAAAGGCCAGCAGTCCGCGCCTGACCTGAGTACAACGCAGGCCGCGAAAATTGGAATGAGACTGGGATTGTGAGGTCGGTATGCCGTTGTTGAAACTGCCAATGTTTACTGATGGGGAGTCGGTCTACAGTTGTTACCTGTACGATAAAACGTACAATTTCAGGCTGTACTACCTGAAAGGACAGTCCGCCCATTGGTACCTTGATATATCGGATTCCGACAATCAACCCTTGAGCGTCGGCATTCCGATTGTTCCCGGTGCATATAACACACTGAAAGGGCTACGGAGCGACTGGAATGACGTTGTTGTGCAACCGGTTGTAACAGACAAGTATTATGATCGTAACCTTGAAATGGCTCCGGGCAATACGTTGAATATCATCTGGGGAGCTCCGGCGTCGTCTGTACCTGAGCCTGAGAAAGACAGGTTCTTGCAACCCCTGGATTTTACGTTTGGACGTGTGTAATGGCAACGTTGGCATCCAGTCAAGGCGTACCCAACTCTGAGCAGACCAACGCAATGGGCGTGACGCCGTTCCTGCGGCGTCTGCATGTATCTGTCTTTGCGAGAGGTGCGGGAAGCAGTTACTCAGGCAGTGCGCTATATGACATCTGGTGCGACGGTTTGCCCACAAGTCCGAGGGCGGCTTTTGAATTTACCGAGTCCAAGATGACCATCCCCGGCCCCAGTCGTTTGACACTCTGGAACCTGAGCCGGGATACAAGAAATCTGCTGAACAACTCCAAGTTGCAGATACAGGTTGAGGCAGGTTGGCAGAACACGACAATGGTTAAAATTTATCAGGGCGACGCGTGCAACATCTGGTCTGAGCGTAGTGGTCCTGATATACTGACAACGATCTCAACAACCCCTGCTTCCACTGCGCTATCGCAGGCAGTAGTCTCCAAGCGATACGCTCCAAGAACGGACCTCGTCAGTGTACTGAGCGATATCTGCACCGCGCTGGAAGGTGTCGTGCTTTCGCCTCCCTCGGCTGAGTGGAGCAACGGCAAGCAGCTTGGTTCGCGGGGGTTCACGTTTGCAGGTACGGCGCGGGAAGCCTTGACCTCTCTTGCGGAAGAATACGGATTCTCATGGACGATTGTAAACAACCAGCTCGTAATCACCCCTGACCTGTACAACGCGCCAGAGGGATTCCTTTTGGACGCGGCGGCAGGGCTGATAAACGTCTCACCCATAACAATGGGGCCATTGCAGGCGCATGTTGGCTATCGTGTTTCTTCGCTGTATATTCCAACTGTACATGTAGGACAAAGCATACGCGTTTCTTCCAGCGTTGCGGAAGGAATTTGCAACGAACCAATGACAATCCATACCTTGAACGCTTCGCTTGACCCCGGCGGTGCGGCGTGGAGCATGACAATGGAAAGCTATCGTTGGTTAGGGTGGGCATAATGGCAGATTACACAACCGCTAGCGCAATGACGCAACAGGAGTTGCTTGTAAAGCGCCTGTTGGCGTCGCAGCACATAATCATCCCTGCCACAGTGCAGCGTTTTATGCCCGGGCCGCCGCAGCGGGTCACGGTGCAGCCCATGACGCAGCTCAAGGTCATGGTCGAGGGCGAGCCGCAATATGTTGACCCGCCGATTATTGAAGACGTGCCTTACTTTGTGCCGTATGCGCAGGGGACAGGACTCATGCTTACCCTGCCCGTAGCCGCAGGGGACACCGTGCTGCTTCTGATACCGGACAAGCCCATTGACAACGCTCTGGCGCAGAAGGGGGTCACCCGTCCGGTCATGTATACGGATGAACGCATTGCAAATGTCCGGGCGCACGCCTTGACCGATGCCATTGCCATAAGCCTGTTTACCCAGGACCCCGACGGCATACCGACCTACAACACGGCCCGGATTGAACTGCGCAACAAGAGCCGGTCGCACTACATCAACCTCGGCAACGACGGCATAACCGCCTCGGACAGCCAGGCAACATGGGACATAACAGCGGGAAAATTTACGCTGACCGCTCTCAACGGCATCGACATGTCAACCGACGCTGACGTCAATGTTTCCGCTCAGGGCGGCATCAACATGACCACCCCGGAGCTTATCAAAATGGCGTCCGCCAACTTCAACACCGGTCAAAACGGCGCAAGCGGAGAGAGCACTATTACCGGCTCTTTGCGCAGTACGCAGGGCACGTTCACAGATTCCAACGGCACCTCACTTACAACGCACACGCACCCCTACACCGATGACGGCGCAGGAATGAACACCAGCGCCCCAAACGCCGGGAGTTGATTATGTCCTGGGACTTGGCAACAAACGCGAACGGCGACTTGAGCGGCGGCATAGCAACAGGTAGCCAGGAGGTTGCCCAGCGGGTGAAGAGCCGCCTGAACCGTGAATACGGCACATGGTTCCTGAATGCCCAAAGCGGCGTCCCGTGGTACTTTGACGGCAAAGGCATCCTTGGCATGACCATGGGCAACAAGTCTATGGTCGAGTCTTTCCTGCGCCAGATTGTGCTTGATACGGAAGGAGTTGCACGCATAAAGCAGCTCACGACAATCTTTGACAACAGCAATCGGCTGTTTTCTCTGTATTTTGAAATCATAACAACCTATGGCGACACCGAAACCGGAACCGTTGCGCTGGAGTGATATATGCCGACTTACGGACTTACCCCCGAAGGCTTTACCGCCAAACGGCTTGCGGACATACAGAACGACATAAACGCCCGGCTTGCGGTCATCACAGACCCCGACACAGGCGAGACACCGTTCCAGAATGCGCAGGACGACACGCTTTTGCAGCAGATTGTCGGCGTCTTTGCGGAGGAGTTGTCTGTCGCCTGGCAGGCCATAACCGAGGCTTATTTTCAGTTCGATCCTCTACACAATACCGGACAGGCACAATCAAGCGTTGTGCAGTTGAACGCGATTACCCGCCGATGGGGTTCTGCGTCGCAAGTGCAGCTCAAATGCAAAGGCACAGCCGGAACGTATATCCCGCGGGGCTCGTTGGTGAGCGATATTACGAACACATACATTTTCGCCACTGATGAAGCCTTGACCCTGAATACGTCTGGCGAAGGGCAGGTGACAGCGACGCGCAATGTGACAGGCGAGTACAGCCCCGAACCCGGCACAATCAACAGCATCCAGTCCCCTGTCAGCATTGGCCGCTGGGATAGCGTCGAAAACATCGAGACAATCAATCCTGGCTCCGCGGAAGAAACGGACGAAGAACTGCGGGAGCGCCAGCAGGTCAGCACAATGCTGACGAGCTACAGGCAGGTGGAGGCCATTTACGCCGCTTTACGCGCCATAGAAGGCGTCATTTATGTGCGGGTGCTGGTCAACTCCACGAAGTCGCCGCAGGACGAGCGCGGCATACCTTATAAAGAAGTCTGCGCAATAGTTGAGGGCGGCAACGATGACGATATTGCGGACGCTCTTTTTCTGCGCTTCCCTGTCGGTATTGTGGGTCATGGCAGTACTCGGGTTGGCCGTGTAGATATTCAGGGTGTGAACTACGTCATCAGCTTCCAACGCCCTGAATCCGTGCCGATTTATGTTGATCTGCATATCCTTGTTTACGATAGGGCAGCGTTTCCTGATAACGGCATTGACCTTATCAAGCAGGCTATTGTTGATTATGCGGAGTACGCGGGCGGTGAATACAAAGGCTTCCCGCCCGGTGAAAATGTTGTATACACTCGCCTGTACACGCCTATCAATGAGGTCAACGGGTTCTCTATTGTGTCGCTCAAAATCGGCAAAGAAGAATCCCCCACGGGCGAAACTGATATCCCGATACAGTTCAATGAAGTCGCGCGCTTTTACACACAAAACATCACCGTGACGATTGACGATCCTGAGTGAGCTACAACTGTTGGAGTGCTACGCTATGCGCAATAGAGCGTTACCAGAAATCCCCGGGCTTAATGCAGAAGGGGAAGTAAGCTCCAGCGGGCAACTGGCAAGCTTATATGTGGACTTTGACATACTGCGCAAAGACCTTGTTGCTGATGCGCTGTCAAAACTTACACCAGACCACCTGAAACATTGCGTTCTGCGGCAGTTCGTTGCGGCGTTTGTGGAGGAAGTCAACGAGCTGTACGATGCCGTTATAGACGTCGAAAAGTACCGTTCGCTGTACTACGCTGCAAACGAGCAGCTTGACGCCATAGGCCGTATTGTAGGTTCTGACCGCACGTTTGGGCAAGAAGACGAGTCAATGTACTTCTTTTCTGACCGCCCGAACCAAGGTTGCGACAAGGCGCTGGTATGGTGCATAAATGGCAGTATGACGACAACTGGCTACTTGACCGACAGCCGGTACCGCAATAATATAATACAGCAGATCATTAAAAATATGACGCTTTGTGCGTCTGTTCCAGAAATAACTAACCTTATCAACCTTGCAACGGGCGACAATGCGTCTTTTAAAAAGACCGGCCCGATGACAGTTGACCTTTATATTCCAAGCTCAATTTATTCCCAAAACTTCAAACACCTGATTACGTTTATCAAGACGCTACGTTGCGATGACGTGAGTCCTACGCCCTACCCTGTTACACTCAGTCTGAGCGGCTACGTTGTATGGGTGCCGGGCAACTATTTCAAGGCTGATACAATGGACGGCTTCCAATGCGATGCCGGACGTTGTGCAGTAAGTACGTTCCAACCGATACTTACTGAATAAGCAGTTGAGATTAAGCGTTACTTGTAGAGGAGCACAGTTCAATGGCAAGAGATTTTACAGACATCCTGAATGCTGTATGGGCAGCGAACGCCCTTACGACGATTCCTAACCCGCCTATACCGGGACAGGCATACCGCAATACGGAAATCGACGACAGTAATCTTGAGAACGGCCAGCAGTACAGCGAAGTGTACGACTCCGCGCGTTACAACCAACTGTTGTATCTGTTGAGCGGATGCCTCAAGATGCTGATGGAAACGGGCTTGCCGGAATGGAGCGCGGAGCAGAACTACCAGAAAGGCGCGTATACCGTTGGCAGTGACGGTGAGCTTTACGGCCCTGCAAAGGCGGCCAGCGGCCCGGACAACGGCGGAGCGGTTGACCCGGTGACGGATGCCGCCGGAGACGGAACCACTTGGCAGAGGTCTTTGCCCAAGTTCGCGCCGCAGTTTGGAGCGTACAGCAAAGTCGTTGACGGTTATGTAGCCTCAGCGGCGGTGATTGACGACACTACGTCAATCAACAACATCACAACGCCCGGACGTTATATTATAGGTACGTCTGTCGCAAATACGCCCGTTTCGCTTTCCGCGCCGTCGATGCTTGTGGTGTTTGGCGTTACAACAAATGACGGTGCGTCGTTTGCAGCAAGTACCTTGCAGATATTGTATGCGGAAAACCCGAACGGCTCTACAGAGGTGTGGACTCGAGCGGCTTCTGCCACCAATACTTGGGGCACTTGGACACGACAGGATGCCGGAAGCCTAAAGCCATTTGTTGCACCCACTCAAAGCTCTCCCGGCAAACAGGGGCTTGTACCTGCGCCACAGGCTATTACGCCTGCAAAGCAACCTCTGTACACGCTTGGGCCTAACGCCGCGTTCAACACGTTGACCGCCGGGAGCTTTGACGTTTCTTGGGAACGTGCCAACTCTACCAATATCGTGCTTGGCGCAGAGCTGGTTGCGTCTCCTGCGTCCATCGCGTCCATTACTTATGCGGGGGACTTTTACGCTAACCGATGGAGCGACGCTCCTGACGGTTATCAAGGAGAGGGCGTGTACTCCTTGCGAGAGATGGGCGACATGAGCAACGCACAAGACACAACGCGTATCCAATATTCCTTCTTTTACGCCCTCAACTCCCAAAAGATTTATTGGCGCGGTGGAACTACCAAACGCGCCGCCGGTCAACCCATGACATGGCGAGACTGGATGCAGGTTGCAGGTGGTGGTGGTGCTCCCATGCCAAAAGCGCCTGACGGTACAGCGGGCTCATGGCAGTTAGTTATTGCCCGCGCTACAGATCCTTATTTACGTATACCAGCGGGCGGCTCATGGGCTGTTTACAGTGGGGCTATGTGGGTTGATGGTATTACTGATACTGACGGCTACGCCAGTGTATACGCTGGCGGCACCGTTATAGGCCCTGTTATATTGTATCGCAGCGGGCGGCAATCTGCGTTGGTGTACAAGATTAACAACTCTTCGCATGTGTCAAGCGTGCGTGACGACAAGGACTGGCAAAGACACGACATACTGACCCGCAAAGACGGCTCGTATGTAATAACAGTAAACGGCCTGCCTTATCACGTGCCTAACGAAGGCTATTACGCAGAATTGTGGGCGCGCGTGGACGCTTTTGCAAAGGCCAATAGCTCACAAGTCAAGGAAGATACCAGCAGTGCGCCAGAACCTAGCGAAGAGCAGCGCTTGGAGCTGTATAAGAACAATAAGTTACAAGCTTTTAAGAAAGCTATGAATGACATTGACATAGCGCTCGTGCGTCCTATGAGCCAACTGATTCTTGGCACAAACGTCGCTGCAACAATGGCCGAAGACAACGCCGTATCAGATATGACAATCTTCACAACACTACGGGAAGCGCAAGAGCGCAATCGTATGCTGCGCGAACAGGTACTAGCAGCGCAGACGGTCGAGGCCGTGCAGGCCATCGAGCCGGTTACGGCTGATGGGGTTGCGCTGTAAAAGTCGCTCGTGGACAGCAAAAATAAGAGGTGGTAGAAAGCCGCTGTGGGCACGTCCTCTGAAAGGAGGATAGACCCATGAAGCACTTTCTCCGGGACGTGCTGGCCGCTCTGCTGGCCGCCGTCCTTGCGGCTTGGATGGTTCGCTTGTTGAACCTCTAAAATGCAAGTTGCCCCGGTGAGAGGGCTTCTCACCGGGGCGCTGAAACTGTAAATCCCCATGATTTACGGAGGACGTGCCCCAAAGGGGCCGTGGTGTTACCAGCACTCTCGGCCCCGCCTCTTTTAAATAGGGGCTTTGACGGGCTTTGGCAAGTGGCTTTTCAGGCAAAGGCTTCCGCCGCCTTCACGATAAAGGCGGAACGGGTAAGTCCGCGCTCCCTTGCGGCTCTGTCAATACGGTTGCGCACATAGACGGGCATGGAAATATTGACAGGGACGACTTTCTGGTCAAGGAAGTCGAAATTGATATCCACCAGCATGAGCATTCCTCCCTGTGCCGCCTCCGACTGCGCAACTTCCTCGAAGCTGGCGGGAACCGGAGGCTCAATCTCTTCTCCCTCAGCCCACAACTCGACGGCCTCCTGAATGTTGCGGGACACTTCGTCCAGAGTATCCGCCGCGCTGAAACACCCCGGGAAATCCGGCAGGGTCACGCCATACGCCGTTCCCTGTTCCTTGTGGATTATGGCAATATATTTCATATGTCCCTTGTGAGGGGGCCGAAGCCCCCTCGGGTTAGAATTTCATCTTGGCCTGCGCCTCGATGTTACGCAGAGTTCCCGGCGGCAAGTCTTTTTTGGGGTGGGGAACAATGGTTATCCTCCCGTCCGGGTGCCGCATCTTTATGTGGCTTCCCTTTTGACTCACCTTGACGAACCCTTCCTTTGCCAGCCGTTGGAGAACTTCCCTGCTGTGCATGGAATTTTTATACGCATGATGCGCAATAAAGTCAAGAAAAAATGCGTATGATACGCAAAATATTTCTGTACGCTTTTACCCGCGCCCGTACTGTCTGCCGATCTTGTATCCCGCATCCAGCGCCCTGTACGCGGCAAGCAGGCTGTCATCCGCCGCGCAATACAGTTGATAAAGAGCGTCATAGATTTCCCTTTCGTCAAGCGTCATGTGCATGGACTTTCCGCCGGGGTGACAGAACAGGCGTACCACATCCCGCGCGGCACCGACTCCGGCCATGAGGCTTTGTATCTTCCTGAGTGCGTCCTTCCGGCCTGTGTGCATGTCGGCGGGGAAGTCCGTGCGGAAGGCGAACTCGGGCGCGGGAGAAAGGGCAGGCGTAGCGGTGGGGAGCGCCTTCAGCGCCTTGACTTCTAGCTCGATGAGGTAATCCCGCGCTTCGGCCATGCGTTCCGCTGGAAGCTGAGCATATTCCGCAATCCGGAAATGCCGGTTGAACCGTGTCCATATTTCAGACCGCGCCTTGCCCTGAACGGACGCCGGATAGGTGGAGAGCTTCGCGTCCACAATGCCTTTCAGTTCGGAGCGGTAGGCGGGGGGCAGTTGTTCGGAATTTCCGGAAGGTTCGGCAGAGCGTTCGGCGTTGAACTTGTCCAGCACGTCCAGTACCCATCGGCGGAACTCTTTTGCTACAGGAGTACGGGCGAACATGGCCAGAAGGTGGCAACCGCGCAGGGAGAAGATGCGGGTTTTTGTCGGGAGAGCCGAATCGGCTCCGTCGAGGATTTCAACTACTTGCGTCATTTCCGGGGTGAACTCGTCGGCATTAGAGCGGTAGATGCGCGAGACGCTATTCTCTTGTGCGTAGCCAAGCGCATGGGCCAGCTCTGCGGCGCGAATCCAGAGGCCGTCAAGAATGATGGGGGTCAGGGTGACATTGTTGAAAGTCAGGGCCGTTTCCATGATGAACCTCTCAGAATTTTTCATTGGCCCCTTGCAAAATACAAAAGGCCGGGAGCTGAAAACCGCTGAGAGACGGCGGGCATATTCCCCTGAAGGGTATTTTATTAGCCCACTCCCGACCTTGGATAGTCGTTTTATATACCACATCCCGCGCCTTTTCTATCTTGACAGACAAAAAAGTAGCACTTTCGGGACTGGCATCCGCTCTCAGAGGAGTTTTCAAGCTCCATAGAGCGACAACGCCATAAAAACTGGTAAATGTCAAGAGATTAACTCGGTTGTTTCTTATCAACATTAACGCTATGGGAGGAAAAAAATCAAACTAAAAATGGGGTTATGGATATGTTTGCATTTCATGTTGTTTCAAAAAGGCCTTGGGTTATTCATGGCTACACTTTTGGTCCAGGACTTTTTTTGGTAAGAAGATTAGCCCCTTTTTTACACCCCATGAAAAATGAACATATTCATTTTATTTTAACACAGGATTGGCATTTAACTCCAAAGCGGCTTATTGGCTTTAAATATGACTATGAAAAATTTATAAAAAAATATCCATATATCAAAATTACTATTTTGGCTAATGAAAAATGTGAGCTTGAAATTCTAAAGAAAAATAATATTAATTCAATATTATGTAGTCAAAATGCTTTTCTTGATGAAAATAAATATATAATATGTGATGATATAAAAAAATATGATGCTGTTATAAATTCACGTATGGCATCATATAAGCGCATAGAATTGGCGAAATATGTTAATACATGTCTTATTACATATATTTATACAAAAACAGACTTTGACTATTCAAAAACAATTATACCATTAAAAAATATATACATTCCTCAGTTTGATGGAAGTACCTGGAAAATATATGATACGGATCAAATCTGTGAGATTTATGCCCAAAGCAGATGTGGACTTATTCTTTCCGCTGAGGAGGGGGCATGTTTCGCCGCGACGGAGTACCTGCTGTGTGGTTTGCCCGTGGTGACAACCCCAAGTGTCGGAGGCAGGGAAGCCTTTTTTGACCCGGACTATGTTGTCTGGACGGAGCCGACCCCGGAAGCTGTAGCAGAAGCAGTACAAAAAGCGATATCTCTGCCTATTTCGCCACAGGAAATTCGTGAGCGAACCATCGCAAAAATGAAGAAGGTACGGGAAACATATTGCGACTTGTTGAGCGATCTGGCTCGCGAAGATGGGATAGAACGTGATTTTCGATCAGAATGGGATTCTTTTTTTGTCAATAAAATGATGGCATTTGGTTCGGACTCTGATGCTGAAGCAGTAAAATACTTACGCGAACAGGGAATGGAACTGAACTATTCATTACTGAACAGGCTTCACACAGCGCACAGAATATTCAGAATATGGTGGGATCACTTACGGGGTAAACGGTAAATAATATTTTTTCCTTTCTCTCGATGGGCAAGGGAGGCTTGCATACTCTCGCCGGAATGCTAAAAAAGGCGTCGGGCTGGTGCTCCACACCAACCCGACGGACACGACGCGTTATACGCGCTCCCATATGTTACGCGGTTTGTACCATTTCATTTTCGCCCCCGCCCTGCTCGCTACAGGACGGGGGCCTTTGTTTTACTTACATCCGGGACGAAGCCCGGAGAGCCAAGCAAAGGAACGTCAGTAGCTCCAAGACGATGAGAGACGGCAGGCTTTAAACGCAAAAATCCCCCCGATGCCCGGAGGCAAAGGGGGGATGAAATTTCGGTGCCGCACCAAGTTCTTGGTGCAAATAAACTGATAACATATTGTAAATATTTATTTTTATCTGTGACTGTTAATCACTAGGTTGGCGGTTCAAGTCCGTCTCGGGGAGCCAAAGAAA